ACTGAAAAAGATGATGAAGGTGCGATGGCACTTGGACAACTCGATGAGATCGAACTCTACATTCAAATGCTTCGTGGAACTATTAAGTCTCCAGACTACCAACTTCCTGGTTGGGTTCAGGCAAAACTAGCACTTGCAACTCATAACCTAAATGCTGCTGCGATGTATCTCAGAAGCAATCATGAGGAATCAGTTGAACTAAAATCTTTTGGTGATTACATTGAAGAAGTTGCATCATGGCAACGTTCAGAAGGTAAGAACAAAAATGGTGGACTTAACGAAAAAGGACGTAAATCTTACGAAGCAGAAAATCCTGGAAGTGACCTTAAGGCACCTTCAAAAAAGGTTGGAAATCCCCGCAGGAAAAGCTTTTGTGCAAGAATGAAAGGCATGAAGTCTAAGTTAACTTCAGACAAAACTGCTAATGACCCAGATTCTCGCATAAATAAGTCGTTACGTGCGTGGAACTGCTGATGTCTAAGTCACCAAACAAAGGTAAGAAAGGTACTGCTGGAGGGCAAAAGAACTCCAAACAGAATCAGGGAAACGCATCTGCTAAGAAAGCAAAGAACGGTGGTAAGAAAAAATAATGAGGTTTTATGCCAAGAGAATGGAACACTCCTATTCGGGAACCTTGGAATCCTGTAATTAAGAAATGCCTCGATGCCGTTGATGAGCACATGAGGCAACACATTAAAACAGGAGATGACTGGCACATATTACAAGCAGAAATATTAAGAAAGTATGTAAAAGATTTAAAAGTTTGGATTCATAAGGAGGAAGGTTGGGATGAATAAATTATCATTAGTATTATCGGTATTGAGTTTATCGGTTAGTGCAGCATTGTGCTATGGTGCATATACAACTTATCAAAAGGCACAGAAGATTTTAGACAATCCAGAAGAGTTTGTCGGTGCTGTAGTTGAAAAACAAGTTAGTAAAGCATTTGAAAAACTTCCAATTCCTAAGATAAATACTGGAAGTATTAAGTTTCCTTTCTAATGACTAAAGATCCATATATCTATAGAGTAAAACAAGTATTGAGGGTAGTTGATGGTGACACAATCGATGTGGATATTGATCTTGGCTTCGATATTTCTCTTACTAAACGAGTACGTCTTAGTGGTGTTGATACACCAGAAAGTCGTACAACCGACCTTAAAGAAAAAACACTTGGATTAGAAGTTAAAGATTGGTTAAAGAAAAATCTCGATGGCAAAAAAGATATTCTCATTAAAACAGAACTTCCAGACTCAACTGAGAAGTATGGCAGAATTCTTGGAAGGTTATATGTTGATGATGTATGTCTTAATGATCGTATGATTGCTGAGGGATATGCTTGGGAATATGACGGTGGAACCAAGAAAAAAGATTTCTCTGTGCTGGAATCCAGACGTAAAATTGTAACATAGTTGGCTGACAAGTATCAAAGCAGCATATATAATACCATTACCGTCTCATGGTAAGACTAAATGGATACAAAAACTTGCCCTAAATGTGGGGCACAATGGATAGGTGGTCAGCATTTTTGGGCAGGGACTGCAAAGAAGGGGAATGAAACAGAATTAGCAAGTCTAGTCTGTGATAAGTTTGGAGATGATACATGTATTAATCCCTGCAAAGGGACTACTAAAGGTGATGGTTGGGATAAAAGACTTGGAGATCTAAATAGTGCAATGAAAGAAATCCACTGATTTGAATGCTGCAAGATATTTACTTAGGTAATCCTAATTTAAAAAGAGCAAACGTTGCTCAAGAATTTACAACTGATCAAGTTGAAGAATTTATTAAGTGCTCACAAGATCCAATTTATTTTATTAAAAAATATATTAAAATTGTTTCACTTGACGAAGGATTGATTCCTTTCGAGATGTACCATTTCCAAGAGGAGATGGTAACTAAATTCAATACTCATCGTTTCAATATTTGTAAACTACCAAGACAGTCTGGGAAGTCCACTATTGTGACTTCTTATCTTTTGTGGTATTCGTTATTTAACGATAACGTTAATATTGCTATTCTAGCAAACAAAGCAGCAACTGCTAGAGAAATGCTAGGACGTTTACAACTATCTTATGAGAACTTACCTAAGTGGTTACAGCAAGGTATTGTATCATGGAACAAAGGTTCTGTTGAATTAGAGAATGGTTCTAAAATCCTTGCTGCATCAACATCGGCATCTGCTGTTCGAGGGATGTCATTCAACATTATCTTTCTAGACGAATTTGCGTTCGTTCCATCAAACATTGCAGAAGAATTCTTTTCCTCTGTATATCCTACTATTTCTTCTGGTAAGAATACCAAAGTTATTATCATTTCTACCCCACACGGGATGAATATGTTCTATAAACTTTGGCATGATTCGGAGAGGAATAAAAATGAATATGTAAACACTGAAGTTCATTGGAGTGAAGTTCCAGGTCGAGATGCTGCTTGGAAAGAACAAACTATTAAAAATACATCTGAACAACAATTTAAAGTTGAGTTTGAATGTGAGTTCCTAGGATCAGTTGATACTCTGATCTCAGCATCTAAGTTGAGATTATTGGTATTTGAAGATCCAATTAAAAAGAATGGAAAATTAGATGTATATGAAGATCCTGTAGATGGAAATCAATATGTCATAACAGTTGATGTATCTAGAGGAACAAACAATGATTACTCTGCATTTACTGTAATTGATACTACTACAATTCCATATAAATTAGTAGCAAAATATAAGGACAATCAAATCAAACCAATCCTGTTCCCAAACATTATACACCAAATTGCAAAGGCATACAACAAAGCAAACATACTAATTGAAATTAATGATATTGGTGCTCAGGTTGCTGATATTTTACAGTATGAATTAGAGTATGAAAACTTACTCATGTGTGCTATGAGAGGTCGTGCTGGACAAATTGTGGGAACAGGTTTTTCTGGAAAGAAAGCATCTCTTGGTGTTCGAATGACTCAAGCAGTAAAGAAAATTGGATGTTCCAATTTAAAAGCACTGATTGAAGAGGATAAATTAATCATTAAAGATTATGATATTATCAGTGAATTGACAACTTTTATTCAGAAACAAAATACTTTCATGGCAGAAGAAGGTTGTAATGACGACCTAGCAATGTCTTTGGTAATTTTTTCGTGGTTAGCAATGCAACCTTATTTTAAAGAGTTGCATGATAATGATGTCCGTCAAAGAATTTATGAAGAGCAGAGGGAAGCAATCGAAGCAGATATGTCTCCCTTTGGATTTATTCTAGACGGAGTAAATGATGAGGAAAGTTTCGTAGATCAAGATGGGGAAAGATGGTTCGTAGATGAGTACGGAGATCGTGCATATATGTGGGAATATCTATCCTAATCTGAAACTTCCTGTTTTATAAATATTCATAGAATCAAAATGATATTCTCAGGAGAATAACACATGGCGTCTACTCAGCTATCACCTGGAGTAGTGGTCCTTGAGAGGGATCTTACTACAGTTGCTAATACGGTTGTTGATAATGTTGGAGTACTTGCAGGTGCCTTCGAAAAGGGTCCTGTAGAAGAAGTCGTAGACATCACTTCAGAAAAACAACTTCTTTCAGTTTTCGGTAAGCCTAGTGATCAGAACTACGAGTTCTGGTTCACTGCTTCGCAGTTTTTACTTTACGGTGGTTCACTAAAGGTGATCCGTGCTAATAGCACTTCACTCAAGAACTCGATTGATAAGGCACAGACAGTAAGTGCTACCCTAACCGCAAATGATACCACAGTAACAGTAGTATCATCCCTAAATTTCACTGTTAACGATTACATCAGAATTGATGCGGAAATTCTCAAAGTTACCGCAGTAAACTCAAACGATGTTACTGTTCTAAGAGCACAACTAGCAACTGCTGCAACTTCACATGCTGCTGGTTCTTCAATTACTTTAATTGAACCACAGGCTGATGCATCAACTATTAATGAAGGTGCAACATTCAGTGCTTCGGATACAACCCTAACAGTAACGAATGCTGCTTCACTCAACGTTGCTATCAATAGCTACATTTTAATTGAGAACGAAATTCTTCAAGTTACTGCAATTAACGGGAATAACCTAACAGTTACCAGAGGTCTTTTAGGTACTACCGCAACAACTCATGCAGATGCAACTGCAGTTACCAAACTAATCGTAACCGTTGCGGCAACTCAAATCAACGAGACAACAGTAACTGGCATCACCCCACCACTAATCAAGAACCTCAACTACTACGAAACCAGTGTAGAAGGTGCTGCAAATAGCTGGTCATGGGCAGCTAGAACACCAGGAACCTACGGTAACTCACTCAAGATTGTGATGACCGATGCTGGTGCAGATCAAGTTCTAAATCTACAAGCACCTTCATCTGGTTTGGAGTGGGCATTCCCAGTTTCAACCGCAATTGGATATCCTGGAGCAGGTGTTACTGGACAAGTTTACAACTACTCAATCGTAGTAAGACTTGCTGCAACTGGATTCTCTGGAACCTTTGCTGTTGGTGACACCGTAACCGCAGCTGCTGGTGGTGCAAGTGCTACCGTTGTTGCATACGATGCAGGTGGAAGAAGACTAGAAGTTCTAATGAGTGGTGGTTCAACCACATTCTTCCAAACAGGTCAAACCTTCACTGGTCCTAATGGTTCAGGAACAGTTGAAACTGTTGAGAGAAGACTTTATGCATATGTCTCATCTGCTGCACAATTCCAACCAAACCAATCAATTCTAGATGCTTCTGGAACTCCAAGAACAGTTAACATCGTAACTGTAAGAACTGAGTACGAAGATCGTGAATATGGAGAAGGTCAAAAGTGGATCAACGTTGCACCTCGTCCAACAACCTCACAGTTTATTGCTGAAAGAGGTGGTAGAAATGACGAAATGCACATTCTTGTTTTAGATGCTGACGGTAAGATCACAGGAACTCCTGGTTCACTCCTTGAGAAGTTCTTATTCGTATCCAAGGCAAACAATGCTAAGGGTCCTCAAGGTGAGAACAACTATTACAAAGATGTAGTCAAAGCAAATTCACAGTACCTCTATTGGGGTTCTCATGAAGTTGACAAAATGTTTGATATTGATAGCAATGTCAACGGTGCAATTGGTAACACTGGAATCAACAGAGTATTCGACATCTTCAAGTCGGATGTATCGTTCGTAACTGGTCTCGGTGAAACTCTAATCAACACCAAGAACAACTCAACAATTCAGTATGTATTCTCTGGTGGTGCTGATGGATATTCAGTATCGAGAGATCAAGTTCTTGCTGCATACGATCTAGTTGCTGATGCTGAGACTGTTAAGGTTGATTACCTCCTATATGGTCCTTCATTCGGTTCATTCCAAGATAGCATTGCTAAGGCACAAAAACTAATCGATATCGCAAACACCCGTAAGGATTGTGTTGCTTTCATCTCACCACAAAGAGGTGACATCATCGGTCAGGTAGATCCTAATGTAATTGTTGACAGACAGATTGCATTCTTCAGTCTACTAGGTTCATCATCCTACACCGTGTTTGATAGCAACTACAAGTATGTGTATGATAAGTACAACGATACTTATCGTTATATCCCATGTAATGCTGACATTGCTGGTCTCTGCCTACAAACAACCATTAACCAAGAGCCTTGGTATTCTCCTGCTGGTCTAAACAGAGGTAATCTAAAGAACGCAATCAAACTTGCATTCTCACCACTCAAGGATCAGAGAGATAAGTTATACGCAAACAGAATTAACCCAATCGTTAATTTCCCAGGTCAAGGTATTGTTCTCTTCGGTGACAAGACCGCACTCGGTTATCAGTCAGCATTTGACAGAATTAACGTTCGTCGTCTCTTCCTAGCAATCGAAAGAACCATCTCTGATGCTGCTAAGCAACAACTCTTCGAACTAAATGATGAGGCAACTCGTTCATCGTTCAAGAATATTGTTGAACCATACCTACGTCAGGTACAAGGTCGCAGAGGTATCGTTGACTTCTTAGTTGTTTGTGACTCCACCAACAACCCATCTGAAGCAATTGACCGTGGTGAGTTCTATGCTGAAATCTACGTGAAGCCAACACGTTCGATTAACTTCATTACTCTTACATTTGTTGCTACCAGAACTGGTACTACATTTGCTGAAATTGTTAGCTGATTTATAAATACTTAAAGAAAAGGAGACACACAAATGGCAAGTCAGTCAAGAGCAAGTATTGATACCTTTAGATCATATGTAGATTCGGATTTTGCTCGTCCCAATCTGTTTCAGGTGGAACTAAATTTCCCAGCTGCCCTTGCAGGAACCACCACCCAAGGTGGTTCCAATGCCGATCTCAAGAAGAAGTCACTTGTTCTTGTGAAGGCAGCAAACCTACCCGCATCGACAGTTGGTGTTATTGAAGTTCCATTCAGAGGTCGTACCCTCAAAATCGCAGGTGACAGAACCTTCGAACCTTGGACCGTTACTGTTATGAACGATGCGAAGTTCCAACTTCGTAGTTATTTCGAGCAGTGGATTTCCAAGATCCAATACCAGAACGAGAATTTCTCTGATTTCCAAAAGATCAGTGACTACCAAACCACTGCTATCGTAAGACAACTCGGTAGACAAGGTGATGTTCTTCGTTCATACGAGTTCCAAGGAATCTTCCCAACTAACGTAAGTGCAATTGACCTTGCATGGGAAAGCAATGATTCTATTGAAGAGTACACTGTTGAGTTCCAAGTTCAGTACTGGACACAAAAAGATGACTCCGATGCTATTAGCCTAGGTCAAAAGTAATAGCATAAATAGTCCAGTAGAACTGGAGTTACACTTAGATTATGACTCAACAATCTCGTCTATTTGGTTATAGTTTGGAGAGGGCAAAGGGAGGTCCGCAAGGGACCTCCTTTGTTCAACCTTACTCCGACGATGCAGCTACCCCAATTGTTGGTGGTGGCTATTTTGGTCAGTATGTTGATATTGATGGTTACGTTAAAAATGAGTGGGAACTCATTATGCGTTATAGGGATATGTCCCTACATCCAGAATGTGATTCTGCAATTGACGATATTGTAAATGAAGCAATCAATGGTGGAATGGATGACGTTCCCGTAGAAGTGGAACTCACCAACCTTAAAGTATCAGATACAATTAAAAAAAGAATTAGAGAAGAATTTCATAATATTTTAGAACTTTTAGATTTTGATAAAAAATCATATGACATCTTCCGTCGTTGGTATATTGATGGAAGAGTATTTTATCATAAGGTTATAGATCTATCTAGACCAAATGAAGGCATTTTGGAACTTAGATTTATCGACCCAAGAAAGATTCGTAAGGTCATCGAATATGATGAACCCAAAGAACGTTCAGTTGCTGGTTCAATTACTGATGAGGCAATCACACGCAAATCAGTAGAGTACTTTGTGTATAACGCAAAAGGTCTTCGTGGTTATGATACCAGTGGCATCAAAGTTGCACCCGATGCAATCTGCTATTGTCACTCTGGTCTATTGGATATGAACCGCAACATGGTTCTATCCTTCATGCACAAGGCAATTAAAGCACTTAACCAACTGAGAATGATTGAAGATTCTCTGGTTATCTACCGTCTTTCTCGTGCACCAGAACGTCGTATCTTCTACATCGATGTCGGCAACCTACCAAAACAAAAGGCAGAGCAGTACTTGCGTGAAGTCATGTCACGTTATCGTAACAAGTTAGTATACGATGCATCGACAGGTGAGATCAAAGATGATCGTAAGTTCATGAGTATGCTTGAGGACTTCTGGTTGCCCCGTAGAGAAGGTGGTCGTGGTACAGAGATCACAACTCTTCCTGGTGGTCAGAACCTCGGAGAACTTGAAGACGTTAAGTATTTCCAACGTAAACTATATCGTTCACTGAACGTACCTGAGTCACGTTTAGAATCGGAAAATACATTTAACATCGGCAGATCTGCAGAGATCAACCGTGATGAAATTAAATTCCAAAAGTTCATCACTCGTCTTCGTAA